ATGAGAGAACTGCTGCCCTGCCCATTCTGCGGTAGTCAGGCCAGGCTATTAGAGGCTTACTCGCGGCTCGTAAATGGCAAGGACGAGGTCGTCTTTCAGGTGCGCTGTACCCTGCGCGAGTGCCAGGCTTCAACATTGGACTGGTACCCGGCCGCGGCTGCCATAGAGGCGTGGAATCGCCGGGTGCAGCCGCCCACCGCCACGCCGGAAAAATCCCCCGGCCAGGGTTGACAGCGCCACAGACCCGGCTATCGTAGCATCGAGGTTCCTTAATGCACGACCAGCACTCACAGAACCATCAGAAGGCCCGCCACTGGCCCCGCCGTCGCTTGGTCGTGCCGGCAGGAACCTCACCAGTGGCGGGCCTTGTGATTGCTCAGGAGGGCTGCTGATGCCTGCCCGCCTCCCCTACATGCAGTTCTACCCGGCCGACTGGTGCCGGGATACCTTCAAGCTATCATTGGCGGCCCGCGGGGCGTGGATTGACCTGTGCTGCCACCTGTGGACCAGCGACACCGGGGAAGAGACGAACACCATCCCGGAATGGTCCAGACTTCTGCGGTCTACCGAGGCAGAAACACTGGAGGTTCTGACCGCCCTTATTGATACTGGTGTGGCAAGTGGGGTGCGAGAAAGTGGACCAAGTGGTAGCGAGCGAGTAACTATACGGTGCCGGCGCATCTTTAACGACAAAGCTGAGCGTAAACGCAAGAGAATCTGGAAGGCGTCTCGCGATGGTAGCGGAAAGGTAGCGGGACCAGTAGCAGCCCCATTTCAGACCCAATCAGAACAGAACAGAACAGAACAGAGCCAGAACAAAGCAGATCAGAACAGAAAAGACAATATCCCGCCGGGCAAGCCGGCGGCACGTGTGCGGAAGGTGAAGCAACTTGAGCCGTACAGCCCAGAGTTTGAGGCATTCTGGCGTGACTTCCCGGTTGTCAACGGATCGCCGAAGGGCTCAAAGGGCGAGGCATGGGAATCGTGGAAGTCTGTCATACAGCAGCTTGACGGACACCTTGACGGAGGAACCGCGGCCTGCTTGCTGACCAAGGCCGCCAAGGACCGCCGCGGGATGCCGGCCGAAGGGTCAGACCTGCACACCAAGCACGTCTGCCGCTGGCTCAGTAAGCGCGACTGGGATTCTGACCCGCCACCGGCTCCCGTGACGATTTCCGCCGCCAGCCAGCCGCCGGCCCGCAAGCGTGACACCCTGGACTTTCTGGCTGAGATGGAGGCTGAGGACCGGGCGAGGGAAGCCGCGGAGGAAAGTCAACCATGAGCGACACGCTGCCAGTAGTCAATACCCGGGCCGAGGTCAACCTGATCGGAACGCTGTGCGACGCACCGGCTGAGCAGGCCCGATGGCTAACGCGGCTACCGGCCGGCGCACTCACCGACCCGCCATGCGTCGCGCTCGCCGGCATCATGCGGGCCGAGATTGCCGCGACCGGCAATGGTATCTCGCAGTACCTGATCCTCGACAGGCTGGTGGACAAGCAATACGAGCGCATCGAGGACGCTATGTTTTCGGTTATGCGCCGTGGCGGGCTGCCGTTCGAGTTGCCGCGGTACTTCGAGGACGTGATGATCGCCTACGCCGCACGGCTGAGACAGGCACAGGTCCAGGAATCGGCACAGCGTATTGAGACGCCAAACGACGTGATTGACGAGATAGCCGGCGCCAGCAGCGAGCTATCGAAGGTGCAGGACATTCTCAACGCCGCCGGCAACCTGTCCGAGCAACTCGAAGAGCAGGAGATTGCGGAATCGGTCGTGACGGAGAACGCCGAGCAAGCGCAGGCGATGGGCATATCGTCCGGCATTCCGGCGTTGGATGCAGTTACCCGCGGGTTCCGGCGTGGCGAGGTAATCATTATCGCCGGCAGGCCCGGCTGTGGTAAGTCGGCGCTCGCGCTGCAAACCGTCTTCGACGCCGCCAAGGAAGGCATCGCCTCGGCGTTCTACTCCCTGGAAATGGCTCGGCGCGACGTGCGCCGGCGGCTGGTACGTAGCGAGTTCCCGCTGGGCATTGACAAAGAAGCCCGCGCCGTTGCCGTGGAGTTTTTCAAGACGCTGCCGCTACACCTGGCGGACGCCGCCAAGCTGGACTGCCCGCGGATCGTGGCCGACATTGAATCACGGGTGGCCACCGCCAATCTGCGCCTGGCCTGCATAGACTACCTCCAGATCGTCCGGCCGCCGCCGATGAACAAGGGCGCCAACCGCGAAGCAGAAGTTGCCGCCATGAGCAAGGCGTTTCAGCAGCTTGCAGCCAAGTGCGACATCCCCGTCATCGTACTGGCGCAACTGAACCGTCAGGCGACGCAAGGCACACCGCACCTGTCACACCTACGCGAGTCGGGCGCCATTGAGCAGGATGCCAGCGTGGTAATCCTGATTGACCTGGAAATTGACGGTGGCGGCAGCGAGGACGCCGCCAGAGAAATGGCCGAGCGCCTACGCCGCGGCGACGGAATCCCGTGCCGCCTGCGTGTCGAGAAGAACCGCAACGGGCCAACCGGCGTCGCCGAGGTTCTGTTCTACCCGGCCCGCGGCCGGTTCGAGGGCCGCCACTCCGCCGAGGACGCCGAGAACGCCGAGCCGACACGGAAACAACCGCCACCGCCCACCGACCGGGCCTGGTACGAAAAGGAGGACTGACGATGAGCACCCTACGCGACACCGCCGAGCGCGTGGCCAACGAGATGCGGGACTGCCGGTCCTACGTCGCCAATCCCGAGACGCTGCGGCGGTGGGCGGCCGATCTGGACGCCGCGGTCAAGGCCGACGCCGAGGCCGTGTGCGAGTGCCCGCCAGACGTTCTGGACGCTTGCGACGCCTTGGAATTCGACACGATAACTGATGGTGACCGCTGCACGATCTGCGGGCGCAAGGTGACGCCATGACCGCCCGACCGATCCGCGTCCAACTACGCCGCGTGAAGGGCTGGCGCCTGCCGCCAAACACCGTCAGCGTCGCGCGCCCAGCCCGCTGGGGCAACCCGCACCGCATCGGCCTGTGCCCGGTTTGCGGCGCCGAGCACACGCGGCATGAGGCCGTGGTAGAATTCCGCGCCGAGCTCGACCCGATCTGGGAGGACCTGGTGCGGCTCGACCTGCGCGGAAAGAACCTAGCCTGCTGGTGCCGCCTCGAAGACGAGTGCCATGCCGACGTGCTGCTGGAGATCGCCAACCGGGAGGCCAAGCCATGACCGATGCCGAAACGAAAGCCCACCTGCTGAAGTGGTGCGACAAGCCAAGATTCTCGCCGTTTACCTGGCCCACCGACAAGTGCGGACTTGCCCAGCACAACAGGTTCGTCGCGCACCGGAACGCCCGTTGGCCCGGCGGAACGAGAAAACAATGGGCGGCATTCATACGTGAATACGCCCTTTTGCTGGAGGCCAAGCCGTGACCGCCGACCGCTACCCAGTAGGCCAGACCTGGCGCTGCGGCTGTACCGGGCTGGTGCATTCGGCCGGCGAGACGCAATGCCGCCATTGCTGGGACCGCCGACCCGCCGGAATAGGCCAAACGGCAACGAATCTGCCGCCGCCAGCGCAAAACAGGGGGGGGTGCCCCACTCCCGAGCCGGCCGCCGGACCCGCGAACGCGCCCAGGGGCCGGAAAACGAGGAAACCGCGGCAACCAACGGCTACCGGACCGAACAAAATTGAACAGGAGTCCGAGCGGATGTTCCAGGGCAACTGGGTATACGAGGGAATGACCTTCGACATCTGCGGCGGCGACGGCTACACCCCGGACTGGGTGGATCACGTCGGGCACCAGTGCATCGAGGTCAAGGACGAGTATATCCACAGCCGCGACAGCCGCCGACGATTCCTGGAGGCCAAGCATTTTCACGAGGACTGGACCTGGATTTGGGCCAGGAAGCGTACCGCCGGCCGCAAGGGGCCGCGCTGGGAGATCGAGGTTTACCCCGCAACCGAGAAGGAGCCCCGCTCATGAGTGCCGAAGTCCGACTCATCATGGACCGGGTATGGAACGCCAGAGAGACAGCCGCAGATGCCTGTGAAATGGCATACTGGTCCGAGCCGGCGAACAC